AGTACGTGTGTTAGCTGGAGTTTCATACACAATAGCTGCAGCTGCAGTAACTGCCGCTTGCCCTAATTTAAATCCTGTTAGTTCTGTAAATTCACCTGACATTATATCCCCATCCAATGCATCACATTGTTAGTGTGTAAGTTTTTAATCTCATCTAAGTGTGCTTTATCTAGTTGTGCAAAGTATAACCTTAGTTGATTCTGTAGTTGGTTCTGTTGGTTTTCACTATACTCTATTCTAGGAAGCGCTAAGTTAGGTGCTTTAGGTTGTACGACGTGTGCCATATTATCCTCTCATTCCATCTGGTTTAGCATCGACTCTCGTATCACCGAGTTGCCATTGTGTGCCTAGAGTATCTGATGATATTTTAAAACTCATCTGACGACCTCGTGCCCTTATAAATACTTGATTCGTATATTGGTCTATTGTTCCCCCCGTTGTTGTTACACCACGAGTTAAGGTTGCTCCCGCTGCATCTGTATTTTGTGTTGCTGCTCCTGGAAACTTAGTCACTGCAACTGCCATGTCAACAGCTGGAACCACGGTAGCACCTGTTACAGGTACAATTGTTGCAGATCCTTTAAAGTCTACATCAGGTATTACTCTCTTAGTCAACATATAAAACTCACCGTCAGCTATATCCATAAAGGCAGACTGAATGTAAGAGCTAATAGGCAGAGGCGCAGCGCCTAAAGGTTGTCCGTTGTTAGGTCCATTTTCGTGTGAGTATATATATCCATTAGAAGTAGCTAGCGCATATTGATTAACCCCAGCATCTACCCAAGTTGTTCTGTTTATTTTTCCGTAGTACCAAACATCATCACGGTAGTTATATATAATATATCGGTTAATAGTAAAAGAAGGGGTTGGAACTGCAGAACAATAGAACCAGACGACTTCATTAAATTGTTTGTTAGTCCCACCATAAACAAGTTGAGCTTGTTCTGTATTAATATCTTGGAACACATATCTAAGTAAAGGGCATTTAAGTACATTAACACGACCATCATAGACAAAGAAACTATCAGTTCCCATCCAATACATATTGTTGTTAACACTCGCATAGGCATTAGGGCCCATGATGTTAATATCATTAGATAAAAGTTGTAATCCAAATACTTCAGCAGTTCCTAAAAATTGTAGTGTGCTAAGTGATGTATCAGTCCATATAAGAGTTTCTTGCCTTACGTTAGCTGCTGATACTATTTTAGATCCTTCTTTAACATATAAGAACCCTGCACTGTTAGCAAGTTCTGGTTTCCACACTTCTGGTTTAGGCCCTATATCTGCATTAACATCCGCCCATCTAATTAACATAGGGTCATATGAACCTACTGAGTAGTTAACACTTTGATAGCTCCCTACAACAGAGGCAGGGGACGTGGTAGCCGCTGCTAGTGTATAGGTAAAAGTTGTGGTACTTGTTACTGTAATTTGGTATGTGCCTGAGTAAGCCGTTGTCGTTTGACCAGAAAGGTAGACCCAGTCATTAGTATTTAATCCATGAACAGCACCCGTAGTTACGGTGGCTGTTGTAAGTGAACTTGTAATACTTGAAATACTTACTCCTGGATCTGATGTCTCACTATATTCACTAGCCCCTAAAGACAGTAAATGACCACTAGGTGCAAAAAGTATTTTTTCATTTTCAGTAGGTACCGCTATAGCGCCAGATATAGAGCTTAGTAATACTGCTCTAGAATTAAAAGTACTATCATAAGTCCAATAATAAATAGCCCCTTGGTTATTTAATGCAAACACAAGATCATTATTAAAGTTATCCATAGATATCAATCGAAGATTAACAATAGCTGGAAGAATGGAAGCTCCACCCCATGTACCTCGACTCCATGTGCCTGCACCCCAACCATAGCCTGCAATAGAAGAGTCAGCACCAATATTAATTTGGAAAGCCGCGGTAATACTTGTGCCACCCCCTGTAGCTGCTGAGGTCGCTGTACCTGCAGTTTCAATAGTGAATGTACTACCAGATAAAACCGTTACTTCATACTCTAAATTAAGTATTGCTGCTGATATTCCACCAACTGCCGTTGAACCTGCGAAAGTAACAAAGTCTCCTGTAACAGCGCCATGTGCCGCAAGGGTGACTAAGACTTGTCCTTCAGTACCTGTAGTGGTGTTAGTAGTAAAACAGTTGTCTGTGGAGGGAGTAGTAGCTGTAGTATAAGTTACACGGATAGGAGTAATATCAAATAGTTGAGTACCTACACGTATATATATTTTTTTTGAAGTTGCTAACCCTGCAATTTCGGCACCTGTATCGATAGCATAAACAAATAGTTTGACCGCTTCTCCTACATATTGATCAAAGGTTTCAGCTTGCCAGCCGCCTATTTTTTCAGCAAAACCATCTCTAAACCGTATCATGTCGCCATCATACCAACCACCCATTTGGGCTAGATTAGTACTATCTCGGTTTATGCCAGGTCTAAATTTTAATTTACTAAGTGGCATACTTTATCCTTGTGTCATGAATAGCGCGTGTTCTGCTAAACGTCTTCTAATTAATCCTTTGAGCTTACGTCCTCCGGCATAACAATACTTTAGAAGAACTTCACCAGCTCTCTTTTTATCACCACGTATAAAAGCCGAACGAACTGTACTCCTTTGAAAGCATCCCAAGCCAAGATTAAAGCTAAAACTGACAAGAGCATCAAACTCAGATTGTGTTGGTTGTTTAGGATGTAGTAGACGAATAACTCCATTTTCAAATTTCTTTAAGTCGTTTTTTAATAAGTTATCTATCTCGTTATCTGAAAGAGTGCGATCCCATGAAGAGAGTAGTTTATCATCATAACTAACAAGATGACCAACACCGATAGTCCAATAGCCCGCAGGGCATCTATAAGGTGTGGCATGTACTCCTTCAAAATACTTTATGAGGGTTATACCCTTTTCTGATGTGTTCACTTATTTTTCCCAATGTCTAGACCCAAACCAAAAGCCAATAATAGACGCTAGAATAGCCATTTCTTCATTACTAAATACAATCCGCATAGCTTCAGCGTAATTAGCGCCAGATGAAATAGCCCAATACAATCCTACAAAATCGACCACCAAAAGAATAATAACAAAAACATAGGTGATAATGGGGCGAACACTAGCACGAAGATTAATAACCCAAGTAGATGCCCCTTCCGCAGACGCTTCGTCGTTTTTATATAAGGCCACTCTTTCTTGAGTGTAAGTTTCCATGTTAACTTGGTCTGTTTTGTACTCTTCAATTTTTTCTTGAGATGCAAAACCTTTTTCTGCCATTGCCAAACTTCTTTGCATTTCAATTTTAGCCATCTCACGTTCATGATTCTGATCGCCCTTTTGTTCAAAAAACTTTAATACATTAGGTAATCCTGATGTAGCAAAACCTAATACTGCTGATAGTATCGATAACATATTTTAAGTCCTTTTATTCATCTGCTGGTTCTGGTGTATTGCCTTCTGCTAACCATTCTAGGTATTCTTGATAGTCTGTGTTGTTTGAATCAAAAGGAATAAAAGAATTATCAGATGTTCTTTTTATTATATTTTCTTCTATGTTGCCTAGCATATTTATTATTTTTTTATACATAATTATAGCTCCGAATCTGCTGTCCAACCACTATTAGCATCAGGGTAAAAATATGACCTTCCAGCACCACCAGCCACATAATAAGCATTAAATGTATTTTGACCACCTCGTAGAACTTGACCGCCTGATATATTAAGTGTGGTAAATGTTCCTACTGTTGCCATAGTTGGTAATGCTCTTTTTGTTTGCTTGAAAGCAAGATTAATAACAGGTACTGGAGCAGTACTAGTAGCGTAAGTATCACCTAATGTAGTTTGTAAAATTGAATCTACAGTTTTTTCATAATATCTCTGACACAAAGCTAACTGCTGTCCATATTGTAAGTGTTCAAAGGGTGTCGCTGTTGTATTTGCTTCTAATTGTATGCCTGTAAAAGATATTTCATTTGATGTGTTTGCCGATATATCTATTGTTTGTCCTGCTGCAAAATTTGCATCGGCATAAGTAGTCCAAGTAGAAGGTAATGCACCTGATGTGTAATCTGTGCCAGTAGCCATTACAAGATTTACATACAAAGAACCATTAGCATCATTATCAATAATGCTTGTTGTATCACCAACAAAAGTTACTGTTTTATATTCCCATGTATTTGCTGCATCTATGGTGTAAGTTTGACCTATGTATTTATTACTATCTACTGAATAAAGTGATACTACAGCAGTTCCTGTTACATTAGATTTAACCCAAAATGACAAAGTTAAAGATTTAGCACTTGAAGTTCCATATCCAAGTTGTTGTAAATTTTGACCTTCAATTATTTGTCTATGAACAGAAAAGCTATCTACACCAGTATATGCAGTAGTACAATCATATTTAATGCTTTGTGAAAATCCATCTGCAAAAGGAGCATTAGCAGATGTTAAGGCTGTTTGTGCTTGAGTATAAGTTCCTCCACCTGATAATTGTTGTCTCCATCTATCAACAGTATTATAACCTGAAGCAGTAATTCCAGTAACACTCGTAGCTCTTTGTGCAATAGCCATATTACCATTGATGATAAGGTTCTTACCTACAGGAGCAGAGGGTTGTAATGAGCCATCATTATATGTAATACCATTAGTTCCGTTAATTGCTATACTCATTCTGTCACTCCGTCTAGTTTTTCTTGTGTTGGTTGTGTTTCAGTAGGATGATTCCATTCTTTTATGTAGTCACCTTTGCCATCGC